AGTACCGTTGCCAGTTCGCTCGCACCTGCGGTGGGCTGTCTGTTATTGTATTTAAAAAAGCACATTGCTTACATAGTCATATACGTAAACAATGTGCTTGTTATAACCAATTAAATGTACTTATTACCTGTTAATAGATTTATGATAACGTTAGCTAATCTCTTAGCACCATCGTCATTCGGGTGGATGTAAATATCACCATCATTTTTTAGGTATAATGTTTTATTAATATCACATACACCCATGTTTTCATACGAGCTAATAGATGGTATTCCATACATATTAGCAATTTCGCATAATTTTTTAGAATAGTCTAATGTTGTTAGTCCTATATTGTTTTTAGTTTTTTCACTAAAACTATCCATATATCCAAAGCTTGTCCCAATACAGTAAATATTAGCAGATGGATATTTATTAATGATATTTTTAAATAAAGCGTGGCATCCACCAGTGAAATTAGTTACATCATTTTCATCACCGTCTATGCTAACATTTTGTGCCCAATCGTTCATGCCACCCATTATAATTATAAATGATAAATCAGGCAGCTTATTAATTCTTTCTATATTACACATGCTTGTTGCATTATTGCCACTTATTTTACTCCCGTCAATACCATAGTTTTCTGTGCTACAATGTAATTCACGGTTTAAATGTGGTTGCCAGTTGTTGGCATGTGTAATACTATCACCGTATGTTATTATAGTTTTACCCACAAATTTATTTGAAATGTAATTACTTATTGTAGTCCATGCATTTTCATCTACTTTAATGTAATTAGTTTTAGTATTAATATGATAAAACATATAAAAATTGTTTGTACTTGAAAAAGCATTTTTATAGACCAATAAAAAACCAAAACCAGTTGTAACAGGTAAATTACTACCAGTAATCTTAATTACTGGATACCAACCATTTTTTAACGTTGATAATTCAGCCACACCATTATATGTTAATCCTGAATTGAACATTTTTTCTGTATCAATGTAATTACTTATTGTAACCCAAGCATTTTTATTAATTTTAATGTAACTAGTTTTAATTGATGCGTCTAAATATACAAAAAAGCTATCGTATACACCGCTTACGTTTGGGTAAACAATAAGCAGCCCAAAAACGGCACTACTCGGTAGATTTGTTTTAGGTGTATTGGCAGTAACAGGATACCATCCCGGTTTCAGTTCTGATAAAGGTGTTGATCCATTGTATTTGTCGAATGATAATAAACTTGTGTTAAATTTGCCACCTACGATTTTAGAATCAGCACCCGCACCGCTAATTGTCAGTGTTTTATCAATAACAGGGGACGTTGGTGTGATATTTTCAGACAACCAATTACCGATTAAATCCGGTAACAAAGGTTCAATTAGCGTTGTTAATTCACCACTGGAAGCCATGCTATCAAGTTTATTGTTAATTTCTTCTTGCACATCAAGTGTACTAAAGTAGTCATTAACATACCCTTGTAGCTTTTTATAAGCTTCATGCAATCCAGTTACGTCACCCTCAAGCACACCCACGTCTTCCATGGTTTTATTCAGATAATCAACCACTTTACATAATAACTCATAATAACTCAAACTATTATCGTACACCAACGGCAGTACTTTCTGACACCAAAACCGAAACGGTTGTAAGTCCGTATAATTTCCCAAAGTAGGTGTAAAATTAGCAGGGTCTTTCTTTACAATATCTCTTGTACTCATAACTTTATCTCCTTTCATTACCATAAACCAAAGAACAACTCTTCAAACTCATTAATAACTTTCATATCAATGTTCAACATAGTTTCCCTAAACTCATTCAACATTTTACTGTAGCTCGTTCCACTTACCTTACCAGCTACTTTCTCAGTGTAATCTTCCGTACTATTAACACTCTCAGTATAATCAGTACCACTCTTACTCGTTACACTGCTGTTAGAACTTCCCTCGCTAGTATTCTTCCTAGCACTCGTCAAATAGTTCTCACTTTCAAGCCCATTCAAGCCACCCTGTGGTGTATCGCTGTACAGTTCCCTATCAGTAACATTATTACTTGAACTTCCACTACTATTCTCACTTGTATCTGTACTGCTTGTTTTACCATCTGTCCCAGTTCTCTTATGTGTTCTTTCAACACTGTAATCTTTCAATGGGTCAAACTCAAGAAAAGCACTCTTGTATAACTGATTGTAATATGGCATGATTTCCTCAAGCTTCGTATTCATCCACAGTTCCCATATACCCACTGTTTCAGAACAAATCTCTCTCAAATAGTAATGTTTCAAAATCTTCTTACACAAAACACCTCTATATGTTTCATCAAAGAAAGTACAGTTAGTTGTAAAAATCTTGTTCCAACTCTTTTCAAGTACTTCATCAACGTTGTCACAACCTTTGCTTTCAGTTAGTCCAGACTTACTCTCGCATATAAATCGCACCTCTGTTGTGTACTTACTCACTACCATCACCACCTAACGTATCAGTTCCATTTGGCATATCTAAGTCAATATTCTGAAAATCTTCCCTATAATTAACTTCAATATCCAAGCCAAACATTTCATTGATTTTTTCAACGGCCTGTCTTCTGCTCTCAAGTCTACTGTACCTTGAACTAATTGTGCTGCCCTGCGAACTTGAAACTTCATTCGTTATAAGTCTTTCGCTTTTATTAATATTCAAGTTACTGATACCAAGATAAGTCAGTGCTTCATTCCATATCTGATTTTTTAACTGATATAATTTATCAGCGACATAAGGTGCTTCCGTGCTTACAACCTTAACGCCATTTATATCAATATTGTTATCAGCAAAGATAACAGGTGTGTTACCATCATATTGCATATACAGATTTTTCATTGCAAGCCTCTGTTTCTCGTTGCACTGAATCAGTAAAGGTGTTTTCTGCGCTTTTGCATTAACATCCACACTTCTGTCCAAGTCCCATAACCGTTTAGCGTATAGCTGAATATCTATTACACTGTTTGTTCTTAGATAATTATTCCATATGATAACGCTGTCTTTATCATCTAGAACCTTTTGATAGTTGTTATAACAGGAATAAGCACGTCTTGTAATAGGGTTTCCGTATACGTCAAAATTACCTTGCTGTATGCAGTCAAGACATAATTCACCTAGCACGTCATCTTTAAAGAACACAACGCTTCCTGTTTCAAATAACCGTAATTCAATATAACGAGGGTCTACTGTACTAGGCAAATTTTTCCATTCAAACATAGACATAGACAGCTCCATCAAGCGTCTTAAATATTGCATATAAGTTAGTGTATTTGTAGTTGCGCTATCTTCAAAGTTTGTTCTTTTTCTTCTACCCACTGTTCTCACCTCTCTTTACGTTGGACTGTTATCTAGCGAATAGTCGCCTATTTCATCACCGTTTTTCCAAAACGTGATCCCATTATCATAAATACTGCACAGTTTTTTGGCATCATCTGCTGGCACACTGCCTTTTAAACAACAGCCAGCTGTTTTAACGTAGTTCCAATGTGGCCGGCTACTAAAGTTAGGATGTTTAACCCTTTTAACAGCGTACCCATACACGTTAAAATAATCATCAATCATTTTAGCATATTCGCTTGTGATACTACACCTGCCACCATAAAAACCTTTGCTTTTACTAGATATAGCAACAGAACCGCTGTAGATATTCCCTCTTGTTATATCAGCTTTAATACTAGCTTGATACCCTTGCATCAATAAATTACCTACATGGTTCATGTTATTTGAAGCTTCTGATAAAGGTATCATACCGCCTAAACCTAGTCCAAGACTTAGACCGCCTGTAATTGCTGTTGATGTTATAGGTAAGCTGTTTTGCGCTAACCACGCTCTAAATGTATCAGTACTCCAACTGCATAATGGATAATTTGTTAGTGTAATACCTTCTGAATTAAGTGGTGTATCTTTACAACCTTTATAATACATAGGTCTTATCTGTATTTGAACGGGATAAGTTACAGGTGTATCTATTCTAAATTGTGGCAGTAAATCATCAAACAATTCATATCTATAAACAGCACTATCAGTACCTGTATTAACGGTATAAAAATTATATGGATAAGTATACAATTTTTTACATTTTGGTGTATAACCATCTATAAAAGTACTATCTGTTAGCGGTTGACCTGTAACTGTCCTATATTTGCATACCTCAGATTTATATAACCTAGTTTTTTCGCCGTTTTTAAGTGCCTGTTCTATACATATAGTTGGTATCATATATATTGAAACAACTGCCTCAGGTGCTTGATCGTAATGAGATAAAAAAGTTGTTATAGTTTCACTATCTGTTGAATTAAAAGCATATAACGTACATCCCCCGTATATACCATTATATAACTCACCGTCAGGTGATTCAGCTGTATCATTAACCATAACAATCACAGCCATAGGTGTTAATGATGGATCAATGTTTCCATAGTCATTAAACACATATTCCCCTGTATCTACATTTTCAGGTTCGTAGTGCTCGCCTATTTCGTCTGTAACAGGGTGTTCACGCTCTACAAAACAAGCTTCAACGTTATGAACAAAAAACCATGTCTGCATTACATCAATTTCAAAAGTAACGTTTGTGCAATTATCGTTTACATACTCTATTCCAGTAATAAAAGCGTAAAACCATTTACTTCCATATGCTGTGTTTCTAAACATCATATAATTGCAACTATAAATATCATCTGCTTTTACATCCAATGTCGCAACGCCTTTATTAACTCTTAAATAGGATTGTTTGTTAAATTTTTTCAACACGTATTTCGAAAAGTAATTATATTGGGCTGTGTCTGTTTTGAAATAAATTGTGTGTTCATACGTATTATCAAGTGGTATACTATGTAATAACCATATATCTGAATTCGGATTGATATACATTTTTACTCCATTTCTAAAGACGGAATACTTCAAAAGAAGTACTCCGCTCTTTTTTAATATTACGCCTGTTTTGTCAGTTCAACAGTAGTATCAACAGCTGTTGCGGCTGTTACTTTTGTCTCGGTTGCCTTGTACTTAACACCATTGATTTCTGCTTCAAGTACAATCTCTGTAGCAAGCTGTGACTTCGGAATCATAAGAACGCCATACTTCTGCATTGCAATACCAGCGCTTGTCATTGCTTCTGTCTGAATGAAGTTTACATTCTGTGCTTCAAGGCCTGCATCCTCAAATTTTGGAGACAGAGCAAATACTGTCGCATAATCTGCTTCGTCCTTTGTATCAACATGAACTGTAATTGTAGCAGGAGCTTCAATGTCTGCACCACTTGTTACAAATACAACAGCGTTTGCGAATGGTGAACTTGAAATAGTTTTCCATGTGTGGTAGAAGTAATTCCAGTACAGGCCACTTGCTACATATTTTTCTGTGAACTTGTTGTTGTTGTCATACACCTGAAACCAATTCTCATCACAGATAACAGCTTTTACATTTGCAAGTAACGTAAGTTCTTCTGCTGTTACTTCTTCGATTCCTGTTGAATTAGCTCTGATTACTTCAAATCTGTCATTGTCAAACTCTGTCCAATTATCAATGATATAAAGTCTGCCCATAAAGTCAGCTTTTTCCATGTTAAACGCACTAGCTAATACGTTTACGTCAAACTGTGCATTGAAAGTAGCATCCATGAAAATAACCTGTCTCTCTTTTGGTGTATTTGTTTTAACCCCTGCAATGTTATTATCTGCACTGATAAATGGGAGCAAGTTAGACGTTGCCCTAAACTGCACAGCACCCTCTTTCAGGTCTGTACCGTCACCGATAGATTTTGGTTTCATCTGTCCGTGTGCGATCGCTTTTATGAGCAGATACTTGAACATTAAGAATTCATCATACTCGGCTGCTGTATATACGCTATCTACGATTTTAGCAATTAAAGACTGGACACCGTCCATAGAAAGAAACGCCTGTTTCAAATCTTCGTCCTGAATTGTTACTGGATACATTACCCTCCAATTCATTGTATGGAATGCTGAACGTACATCAGGGAATGTTCTTTTGAATTCTCTTGCGCTTGCTTTTTCTGCTGAGAATTCGACAACATTTGCAATAGATACGAAAATATCTTCCACTGTTTCACCGAATTCAAGATACCCTTTTTTAAGACGTGAATAAGGGTTATTAAATGTTGCACTCTGCATGCGCACCGTAGCAATACGGTTAACGAGTGCGTTTAAAAACTGGTTAGCGAAAGCAGGTGTACCGTAGATAATTTCACCAACTTTCGGAATATCTTCCGATGTTGTTACTTCAGGTACACTCTGTTGATAATCATATGACGCATTATTTCTAATCACATTCATGATATCAATGGTTGAAGCGTTCAGTGTGCTTGTTGCAATTCTTCTTGCCATAATAAAATTCTCCTTTACTTAAATAAATCTTCAAAAGTTTTTGGGCTAGTTTCAGGTGGTTCTTTTGTTTCAGGTGGGACTGTTGGCTCACTACTGAAAAATCTTTCTGTGTATTTCTTTCGCCATTCTGCATCATTATCTTTGTAACGCTGTTCCCAGTTTTCCCCGTCACCTTTTGCTCTTGTTTCAAAGTCAGTTAACGTGTCAGTAACGTCTTCCAAAAAAGAAATCGTTTCATCATCTGTCTGTTCGCCAACTCTAGCACGAATAGATTCTAATAATTCTTCTCTTGTTTTTACTGCCATTTTTCTCCTTTCTAGTAATATCTTATCATCATCCATAGTGGCATTTTTTTCTTTTTCGTTGATGGCGTTCCACCACCTCCACCACCTGCACTATAAAAACGATACATCAAAACAGCGTTGTTAAGTGCTTGTGATTCTGATAAATAATACTTCGGCTCTGTTTCCCATGTTGTGATACTAGAATCGTTTGCATGTTGTTGAATATAATCATACGCTTTATACGCAAAATCAATTCTTTCTTGTAAGGCAGGGACTCCTGCCCGCTCCCAGCATCTCTCAAACGCTTCTGTTAACTGTGGTATATTTGTAAGGCTACTTGTCAAGAATTCCTGTAATGAAGTAATTCCTGCAAATTCTCCTTGCCAGTCATTTTCTACAACTAAGTATTTCATTTGTCCGATTGGATCTGTGCGCTCATAGCCATTTGCTTCTAGCCATGTATATAGTGCTTCACGCCTTGATCCATCCCATTGAAAGATACCGAAAGCTGTACCGCCTTGTTGTCCTAGGGTTGGGTTAATGTGCGACTCCCTCCAAGCGTTACCGGCCAGTGCTGACACAACATAAATGCTCGAGCCGTATCCAGTTGCGCCACCATCACCATATCTGAATAACCTTGTAAAACTGCGTTGATAGTTGGCATTACCACTGGTATTACCTATACTTACCTGATATTCTAAGGGTGCATTGTCTGTGTGTGCCCCCATGAAAACACCTTTGCCATCACCACCTAGATAACACATTTCTGTATGTCCACTTGTCCAACCAATGTCACCAGGTTTGTATTCTCCATGTGCATCTACTTCTGTGAATCCTAGTTCTAATAAACAGTTAATCATGGTAGCTGTTGTAAAAGCGTTATGGTTAGGTGCATAACTAGGTGTTTTAAATCCACCTGCAACTAAAGCATAATTGATAAATGAAGAGCAATCATAATAAGTAATGCCACCAACTGTCTGTCTATTTCTGTATGTTTGTGAATACCCCACGTTTGGTGCATTACAAGTTTGTATTGCCCATGAATAGGCTGTGTCAATACTTGGCATTTACTTTTTTCACCTTTCTATGGCTTCATCAATTTCCCTTTTTTACCAAGTGAAACAAGTTTATCATTCTGTGGTGCTGTTCCTCTATAGTTAGCTACACCGTTTTTACTTGCAATACGTTGGCGGTATGCATAACTAGAATCTACACCGATTGACTTTAAACAATCAACAATAGAACAACTACTTGATTTGAATATCGGAAAATATGTTTCATCTCCCAACTGTCCACTGGACACTTGACTCGAATCACTAGGGTGACGTGAATCATTTACGTTTGTTTTACATCCAAGAGCTGACGCAATAGCCATTGCACACTTTGTAGAATCCCAACGACTTACATCGTCCCTATCGTCTACAAAACAACATTCAATCAGAATGGCTTTTGCTTTTGTTTTTCTAAGAACATATAAGTCTTTACTATATTTCACAGGTGTACCATGAAAGCCAATACCAAGAGTGGTGGCAATATTCTCTGCAATCTTATATGCTACATCATAGATTCTATCATCATATCCATAGACTTCAACTCCACCGCATTTTCCGTCACCTACTCTGTCGTTTCTTGCACTGTTTAGGTGGATTGAAATATCTAAGTCAACATTGTGTGCATTACACTTGGAAACAATAGAAGATAGATTAGCTCTCTGTGTTGTACTGTAATCATCTGTACAATCATATACTGTATCGCCGTTAGCTCTTAACAGTTCTATTAGTTTGTTTTTTACCTTTCTGTCTTCATCAACTTCATCTAGTAAATCACTAACACCTCTGCACTTTAATGAATGCCCACCGTGTACGTTATACGTCGCCATTCTTATCACCGTCCAGTCTGTCGCATAACTTCTGTAAAATCAACGTATTGTTGTTCAACGCTTCGGTTACGCTATTCATCTCTTCTTTGTGTGCGTCTTTTTCTTTCAGCATATACCAAAACATAGCCCCGCACATTACAATAGGAAAACCGAGTGTTGAGATTGCTGTAGTTACTGTGTTTGCGTCCATTGCCTTAATCACCCCTTTCTTATTTAATTATAACATATTATATTCAATTTGTCAATAGGCAATATATCTATTAATAGACATAGTGTATAGATAATAGACACCGTGTCTATTAAAATACATACTGTTTAATAATTGACAGTTTGTCTAATTTATGCTATAATATATAAGAGGTGATAAAATGAGTTATTATGATGGCACAAAACTATTGAGTTTATTAGACCTTAACAATAAAAGGCCTGAGATTTATATGGTTACTAGTAACAGAACAGGTGGCAAAACTACTTATTTTGGTAAACTAGTGGTCAATAAATTTTTATCAAAAGGTGAAAAGTTTGGCCTATTATATAGATATGATTATGAACTTAGTGGTGTAGCGGAGAAATTTTTTAAAGATATCAAAGAATTATTTTTTCCTGAATATGAAATGGTAAGCAAGCCAATGATGCATGGGAAGTTTCATGAATTATTTTTGAATGATATTTCTTGTGGTTATGCCATGGCACTTAATAATGCTGATGCTGTTAAAAAGAATTCACATATGTTTAGTGATATCAGTTGTCTTATCTTTGACGAATTTCAGAGTGAAACAAACCGATATTGCTCTGATGAAGTAAAGAAATTTATTTCAATACATACCTCTATTGCACGTGGTCAAGGTAAACAGGTTCGTTATGTGCCAGTTTACATGATGGCGAATCCAGTGTCATTAATTAACCCGTATTACACAGCCATGAAGATTTCAAACAGACTTAAATCTGACACGAAATTCTTAAGAGGTAACGGTTTCGTGCTGGAACAGGGGTACAATGAAAGCGCAAGCAAGGCGCAGACGGAAAGTGGTTTCAATCGTGCATTTATCACCGATGATTATGTAGCTTATTCTGCACAAGCTACTTACTTGAATGACAGCAATGCTTTTATAGAAAAGCCTGTAGGGGAATGTACTTATGTTGCGACACTTAGGTATCTTGGTAAAGATTATGCTATCAAAGAGTATATGGACTTAGGCATTATCTACTGTGACGACAGGGCAGACAAGACTTACCCTTATAGAATCAGTATTACTACAGATGACCACAACATCAACTATGTGATGTTAAAGAGCAATAACTTGTTCTTGTCTAATATGAGATACTTCTTTGAGCGTGGCTGTTTCCGTTTCAAAGATTTACAATGTAAAGAAGCTGTATTACAAGCTCTTAGTTATTAATGGTATCATCTATCGTCAGAAAGCGAAAAACATAGAAGCAGGCCGCACGGGTGAAAAATACCGCTGTTTCTATGGCCGGGGTTGCTCCCTTGTCGTAACAGGCTTTAGGCCGCTTTCACCGATAGTCAATGATATAGATAAAAGGTACTTTGTTTCTTGAAATGCTTTGGCAACGTGAAACATTGTACCTTTTTGTTTTACTTATCTAATTTTTTAATTCTACTTCTTTATTAAGTATTTTCTCTGACTTAAATTTTCTGTGCTTTTTTGCATCCCTTGGTACGTGTGGGTATGTCGGTTCATAGCATTTATAATTATAAAACGGGCAGCCAACACAGCCTTGTGCGTATCTACTTGTGCATGTATCAATAAGTTCTTTCAGTGTCGTTTTCATTCACTTCTACCTCCTCGTTTGTATACAATGCTTTTGCCAGTTCAGGTAAATTATCACATAGATTGACATATTCCTCAAAATAAGCCGGCATACATCCATCAATACTAACCATGCACCCTCCATTTTTATAGTATTTACATTTATGACAATATTCTGTTACTACACAATGTTTAACAATATCTTGTAATCTTACTTTCATATTTATTACCTCATTTCATAACTTGTTTCTACCAGTAACACTCCACCCCTCATTCTCTTAGGGCGTAGCTTGTCAGGTACTTTCAAACCTATTTTAAAATCTGATAAATCACGTTTAATAGGTACATTATCTTTGAATAAAAACTGTTTTTCATCTTCTGTCCATTCTTTATGCGAACCTGTTCTTGGCTCTGTATAACCGTTTATATCTGCATTACCTTGCATAGACAGTACAAACAGATTCTTGCACTTGTTAGGCATTCCTGCGCACTTTACATCGTAAAACGGTTCTTCTATCGGTTCTCTATTTTCATGTGTTACGTGTTCGATGTATGTCTTTTGCCTTGTAAATGTGGCAATATCCCAACATGACTCTAATGACCATGAGTTAAATTCTGTTGGGTGCTCTCTTATACCGACGATTTCATCGGGTAGTAAATCGCAATGGATAGAGTCAGTATCTGCATAGATGAAGCCTCTTTCATTAACACCATGGTAATTCTTTTGGGCAGCCCGAATAGTAAATTCTCTTGCATATGATGTAATAGCAGAACCACAAGGAATATATCCTGCTTTCTTGTTCTTCTCTTCCTGTCGTATAAAACCGAGTGATTCATCATCTTTGACATAAGCAATCTTGAATGAACTATCTTTAGAGGATGCCTGTTTACCATAAAGATTATTCAGAAACAACTTTGCAAGTGTACGTTGTGCACCCTTGCTTTTCTTCTTAATTTCTGCGTACTTATTGATATATTCATCATAAATACCTTTCATTGCGTAGAACCATACACCGTCTATAATCTCAAAATCATATAAGTCATAGTGTTCTAACATTAAATAATAATCGGTACAAGTAACAACCATTTCTACGATAGCTTCATGTCTGTTGTTTCCACTGTCATAGTAGTACGGGAAATATTTATCGTGCTTCTTACTATAAACGTCACTTGTTTCTAGCATTTCTGTTCCACGATAAAGTGATGAACCTTTTATCTGAATAAATGGCAAGTAACCATTTTTCACGTGAAACCTTGTGCGAATACGTAAGAAAAAATACCTTGGTGTACCTTGTGGGTCTTTCTTTAATGCATCTTCATGGATAAAGTTACCGCTCCAATAGTGTGGCTTACCTACTGGATAAAAATTGCCACTATCTGAGTGCATCATAGATGGATATAGGCTGTTAACATCTGCGGTTGTACCGTAATGGTATATTTTATTTTCTTTCCCTCTTACAAGGTAACACCAGCCACCACGATATGATTTACGAATATAATCACCAAAGGTAGGGTATTTTGTTATTCCTGTTTCTATCTTATAAATATCAGGAAATAACTGTGCATAATCTGTCTTATCATAACCTTTTTTAAACTCTTCCAAACAGCATGAGCCTATTGTTGATTTATCATGTCCTTGTTCTAGCATGATTTCAAGTGCCTCTTTTACTACAAGAACATCATTTGCAATGTATTCTCGTTCCTTTTCAGTTATTTCGCACCCTGCGTATCTATAACCAGTGTATTCCATGTCTAACTTTTTATGCTTTGTTGCGAATGATTTTCCAATAACTTCAACGGAAAAAGGTAAAAGCTTCAAAGAGTCACGAAATTCCAGTAACTTATTGTTTGGAAGTTTCTGTGTAATGGAATACCACATTCCCTTATCGGAGATACTATAACGTACTTCATTAGTTTGTATTTCCTTGTTCTTTTTCCATGAATAAACACCGTTGTCATTGTTGAGTGCCTGCGGATATTTCTTTTGTGCTAATAAATAGTCAAGAATGAAAGCACCATCAAATTTTAGGTTATGGAAAAAAGCTATGATGTTAGTATCTAACGCTCGGAAGTAGGTAAACATATCTTCAATACTATGCAGGATTGTAACATTTTCTGTGAATAGTTCTACAATAGCAACTGCCCATACTTCTGTATGGTCTTGGTTGTCGTATACTGTTGTTTCAAAGTCACACATGAACATTCTTGTTGTACGTTTACTATTCATAAGTATTATCACCGATATCCCATGAATAAAGTGCTTCCTGTTCATCGTTTAAAGCATCACGTTCTACAACAGATAACGTTCTACCGCTAATAATTTCCCCAATAGCTTCTAATGAAGAAGCAACATTTACGCCTTTTGAATCGGTTAAAACTATTTCCAAATGCAATTTGATTGCATCCCAGTTATATGCAAGACGTTCTCCTACAACTATTTCACCATCTTTATCTATGGTACTAAGATATAATTCTAATAAAGCAGACTGCGCCTCTTCTGCCATTTCTATATTGACTCTTTTTTTTCTATTACCGTATATTGTTTCTGTTGGAATTGGTACTGTTATTCGTGATAAAAAACCATCAATAAACTGCTGATTAGATATGTCACCAAGCTGGGGTTGTTTTAATTTTGTTTTACTTTGTTTTCTTAAATGTACATTATTTTTTAAATCTTTCGTAGTTGGCTGCTTGTCTGTTGACCAAAATTCCTGTGCTGATTGCTTATTACGCTTTCTTGTCTCTGCACTACGCTTTGCATGTTCAGATGCCAATTCGTGTTTGAGTTTACCAACTGTTGAGATTTCCCCTGTGGTAGTTGAATAGGCTTCCTGTTTTGCAAGATTCTTGATATCTGCTTTTAACTGTCTTGTTATCTTTGCCAAGTCTCTTCCTTGGATTCCCCATTTACGTAACTGGGTTTCTGTTTGGTATACGTTTGCACCACGTAATTCAATATTCTGTTTTCTTAATGCTGAAACTTTTCGCTGATATTGCTTATAATATTGACTATACTTTGATTTGCTCTTTTTCAATTTTATCACACCTCTCACATTTTAAATTAAAAGAGGGTAGGCGATCTGCCCACCCATTATATTTTAGGAAAGAAAATTATTTGCTGTTAAAAATACTTTGCTTATTTTACTGAGTTTACATCAAGTCCACAGTCAACAAATGGACGTCCTGCTTTTGTTTCTCCACTACGCTTTACGATTGCATACGGTTTACCGTGCATCAGCTCATGAATTGACTTCAAGGAAGCCTTGAAAGTTTCTGACTGTGTTGAATATACTTTTCCATCAACTGTAATGATAGAAAGCAGATCTGCCTCTGTTCCGTCTTTCTTTACATCCTTGTATTCGAGATATGAGTCTACTGGAATTGAAGTACCGTCTGCTACGTCTTTCATAGAAGTGATGCCAGCGTCCATTGTCATAAGATACTGCTCTACCTCTGTTAACTCTCTGCTTGCATTTGTGATTGTAATTTTACTCATTGTTATTTTCTCCTTTTTCTTTTACTTATTCTTCTACTTCGTCTGTGTCTTCTTTTTTGTCTCTTGGCGGTAATACCTCTGCCATTTCGATGAACTTCTGTTCATCCATGCCGTACAGTGTCTCAATAACTTCTGTTGAAACAACTGATACTGGTTTGAGTGTTTCTGTCTCTACTACTTTAGTTACTGCTTTCATAAGTTTTTTCTCATCAGAGTAAACTCCTGAGATTTCTACCTCGTAGTTGTTAACTGTAGCTGTCTCTGTGTCTACACACATGACAATAACTTTAGTTGAAGAGATAGTTCTTGTTACTTTTCTTGCTCTTGCCATTTTACTTTTTCACCTCTTTCTTTTTTGTTTTTTGTGCTTGCTAGACTGCTGAATGCACGACTTCTTATGAAGTCGAATCAGATAAAAGGAATCGAACCTTTACACATTGCCACCGATTTTTTCGCCTACCTGGGTGTCGGAATATCTGTTATTTTTTGTGAGTGGACGGTGCTGTGTACACCGCCCTTATATGGTGTGGTATTTGCAAGTTGGATAATACTTATCTTCCTTACATTATTAATTATATCAGATGTTACTTGAAATGTCAAGCAGTTTTAATAATTTTCTACTACTTTTAATTTCTTTAAATCAGATATTTTCCAGGCCTGTTCATCTGTATATTTAACCATTGGAAAATCAACATCAAATTTAAATAAATTAGTTGAATCTCCGCCAATCCAAATACCATATTGTTTATATTTTTTTGGATTAATAACATGTGCATATAAATCCCCGTTTTCATCTCTAGCCATATACTTAAATTCATCTTTAATATATGTAAGAAAGCTAATGTCCGCACGTGATATTACAGTAATATCTTTGTATTCTTTCTCTGCCCATTCTTTTAATTTACCAATACGACAACCATCATCATAAAATAAACAACTAGTACACGCAATTTTAATACAAGGCATAGGAGTATATTTTTCCTTATCTACCGCCAAATTGCCTCCATTACAAACAATGTTTATAATTTCATCCTTAAATTTTTCTTTATTTTTCATATTTCTATTCTCCTTTTTATGTTTCATCTTCGAACCGTCCACTGGACGCTTCTTGAAATGCTTGGCAACGTGAAACAATTTTAACTGTGTAACAATAAATGCTATTACTAATTTACGGTATTGGAACTAAGATACCTATTGTAATTCCAATCAAGTAAAATGTTCCATATATCAATACTGTTAATGCTATGATTAGAATAATTGATTCTATAATGCTTTTTATTTTTCTTTTAATTTTTCTTCTACCCATGAATATAGCTCCTTTATTAATGTCGCACTGATTGGTACATCAATGCGCTGATCGTTTGTTATGTATGCGATATAATATTTTCCATTATCGTATACTTTATCTTTGAGTTTATACAAGAAAGCGTAATGTATGTTTGTCTTATACGTTGTGTTGCATACGCTTAGTGCTGTTCCGTGTTCTTCTCTCATAATATCTTTGATGTGCTCGTATTCTTCCACGGTTTTTGGCGTTACTAGTTCCGGGTGTTCGTAAAGTGTTTCGCAGAAATGCTCTTGAAAACGCTTGCGAACTTGTGAGTGAGTTATCCATTCTGACATGATTCATTCCTCTTTTCTAATTCGTTGTATCTTTTAAGTGATTTGCGCAGTTCACAAAAAGCTTTGTCAAATACGCTGTTTGTTCCGTAGTCAACGTGGTTGAACAATATGTCCTCTGCTTCTTTTAATGTTTCCAGTTCTGATTGTGTTAATGATTTCATACTTTTTATCTCCTTTCCTTTACTGTAATTATATTATAGCATTATACCTTTTTAATGTCAATAGGTTTACACAAATTAATTGCGTGATATTGTTCTTTATAAATACAATAACAGACAGGCCACCGCAGGTACGAGCGAGCAACAGTTCTATACAGAAGTGAGTTGCGAAGCGCAACGGTGTGACGCCTTAGGTGAGTGAGGATGTAAACAATTGTTCTGTACAGAAGTGAGCCGAACACAGTGAGGTGTAGTACAGTTATAAGTGAGCATAGTAGCGTAAGCGGAGATGCGGAATAGCGAGCGGAGCGAGCGGACAACAGTTCTATACAGAAGTGAGTGAACATTGTATGTGAACGGTGCGCCTACTTTAGTGAGCGAGGTTGTAAACAATTGTTCTGTACAGAAGTGAGCCGAACACAGTGAGGTGTAGTACAGT